CCAGGTCGAATTGGTTCTACATCCAATCCATCTAAAGTTTTATACTTGCTTTTCTTTTTGGAAAGAACATAAAGAGTGGGATGAAACTCCTCTTCATATGAAAAGTAGTTTCCATCCTCATAACCCCTCACATAGATTTTATTGAATTTTTCATAAACATTTGTATAAAATCTCATTTAATTAATTTAAGATAGTTATCAAGCAATTTTCCTTTTGGTTCTACAAGAGTTAAAATTTTATCAGAACTTAACATAATTTCGGTCTTGTCTGTATAATCACTCATCCAGGGAACCATTTCTTGGTCATCAAGAATAAGGTGAGGATTGATTAATCTACAATCAGGTTGTCCAATATCTGCTAATACTTCCTGTATTTCGCTAATTAAAATCAACTTGTTCGTTAAGACTAATACTTGTATTGTTGTCTCCTCCACTTGCTCGTCCATCGGCAACGTCATTTCCTCTTCCATTCATTTTCTCCTCGTAAGATTTTTTTACCATTTCTACTGGTTCCACAATTGAAACCACCCAATCTGTGCTTACCGCAATATCTTTTTCAGATGACAAAGGCATCCAAGAATGAAAAGAAACACTATATTCCTTTTCAGTTTCTTCCGTTAATATCTGTGGAACTATAAGTTTTACAGCATAAGGATTTGAAAATAAAAATGAAACTACTTTTTCATCTTCACTTACAATCTCCTTGATATCCGCAATTACTTCTTCTCCAGATTTCAAAAGTGCTAATTTGATAGACATAAACCTTTCATACCTTTTTTTATTATAAACAAAAAAATGGGAGGTGTCAACTGGTTTTTGCCAGTTTACCTCCCTGCGACAACGATAGTTAGCTCAATGTTATTTAGTTAAGTTGATAGACCTTTTTCTTTTGATGTTCAGGAATAACCCTATTCAATTTAATTGTGAGCAATCCATCATCAAAGGCAACATCCTTAACAACGACATCATCAGATAAAGTCCAAGTACGAGTAAATGCTCTTTTTGCCAATCCCTGATGTAGGTATTCATCCTCACAATCATCTGCTTTCTTTGCTTGCACAAAGAGTTTATTCCATTCCGTGGTGACTTCGATATCTTTTCTTTTATACCCAGCAAGTGCAATTTCTAATCTAAAATCAACACTACTTTCTTTCACTAAATTGTATGGTGGATAATTAGTATGCGTCTCAAACGCAGTATCAAACCTTTTGAACCACTCATCCATTCCAATACTATTTTTTTGTATATCTATCAAATACTTTGTAGTTTCTGGTACTGAGAGTGTAATTGAACTTGTCCCAAACATAATAGACCTCCTTAAAGCGTCTGTAAGTTAATAATGTCCCCGAAGGCAACATCATTAGTATATATTCAGAACATAAAAAAAGCGGGATGTTGTTTCCCGCCCATTTTTATTCGGTTTCTTGGGGTTTTCCCTTCTTTCCGATATTATACTTTGTTTCCAAAATCCATTCGCCCTTTTCCTTGTAAGCAAGAACTTTAATTTGGTTCAACGGCGCGATATCAGTAATATTTTCTGGTTTTACGATTGTAACCAGACCCCAATCAGCAACTAACTGAACAATACGATTACGACGTTGAATATCATTTGCAGTTAGATTTGCGTGTTTACCATCAAGGGCAAACAATTCTTTAAAATGAACAAGATAATATCTACCTTGTTTATGAAGAATATGGCAGCTCTGATAGATTTTCTTTTCCTTGCGCGAAGCAACTCCGATACGAGTCAAAGTCTCACGAACTTTCAAGAAGTCGTCAGGTTCATTTAATAGAACCTCGACCATCATATCTGGTGTCCACTTTACTTCTGGTTCCTGTACAACACTCATTTTTTTCCTCCAGTCTCAAATTTGGATTTAATAAAGTTAATTTGTTCTTTTGTTAATATTCTCAGAGCTTGTTGTGCCTTTTCATTATTATAACCATAATAACGTTTGACATAATCAAGATCCTTGATCGTATCTTTACGAAGCCAAGGAGAAAATCTCTTCTTAGTTCTGAGAATATTTATAAGAAAGTCGTATTGTAACTTTTTATCAAGATGATGATTTATATTCATCTCATTTGAAAACATCAAAGAATCAATATGACCAGAAAAACATTTATTAATTATATAAGGTACATAATCTTTTACACTATCTGGATTAGTGTCCATTATATTGGACTTTGTTTGATTAATTGAATTCAACCAGTCCTTCAGTTCGTAAGTCATAATTTAGTAATAATAATTCCTTTCTTTCTTGTTGCTCTTTCATATAATCACCAACAGATCGCATAGTATAAGTTAAATCAAACTCATATGCTTTCCAGTCTTTTCCAGAAAAACGATCCTTTACAAGTTGATCTGAATTATAACTCACCATCATATTCATATTTGTGGTATTACAAACTTCAGCAAACTTATCATGATCAAAGTTTTTATGCATCTCACCCTTTCTACCATATAGATTGTCCTTAATATCATAAGGAGGATCCAAGTAAACAAAGGCACCACTATGATTATCAGAAACTAACTCTTCATAAGAAAGATTTGTAATTCTCCAGTTTCGAATTATTTTTGAATATTCAGGAAGAAGATCAATACTTCTTTCTGTAAAATTATGATCGGATGCTTGTGGAGAAAAACTTGATGCTTCAGTAAGACCACTAAAGGAACACTTGTTTACAATATAAAAAGATATTGCTCGATCAAGATGAAACTGAGAACTTGTTGATTTTTTATGAGTAAGATATTCTTTTGACTCAAGAAACACAACCTTTGCTCTATCTGGAGTATTATATTTCTTTTTTATATTAAGAAGATCTTCAGAAAGTCTTTCTCCATCACTTTGAAGAATTTTCCAAAAATTAACTAATGGTTCATAAAGGTCATTTACCCAAATACTTAGATCTGGATAAAGTTGAGTTACATCAAGAGCAACAGAACCTCCCCCAAGAAAAGGTTCACGAAATTCATCATAATTTTTTAAATCAGGAAAATATTGCTGCATCTTGACGACAGCTCTACTTTTTCCACCAGGATAACGTAAGGGAGTTTTTAGTTTACTCATAATCGGGTTTATTATATTTTAGATACTCAAAAAAAGTTAGTTTCATTTCCTTATTGGTCATTCCACAATGCCTTGCTGCTTGCGGAAGATTCCACTTAGACCGAAACAAATTTTCATTTGCTTCCTGAACATTTTGTGGAGTAGTTTTAACACTACCTTCTTTAAGATCTTGATAATTTGGTGGTTTATTTATCATTTAAACTTTACCTCTATCATGATTTCAGTTAAAGCAGCAAGAAGATTTATTTCTTGATCTGCTACAAAAACCGATTGATACTGATACTTCGCCACAACAAGTACACAAGCAGCGATACTGGGACCATCCAGATGTTCATATAAAGCATCATACACCATACGAAGAATACTACTGGCATCATTATCAAGATTGGCAACAACCCATTTACGAACTTCCGGAAAGTTCTTTTCTTTGAGATGTTTAATGAGATCATTTACTTTAACGTCAGAGAAAGTAGCAAGAATGGCAGAATCAATACTACCAGATACAGAATAACGTTGGCATTCATTTAAGACTCTCCTATAATCGGGAAAGTGCTTATTTATCAGTTGAACGAGAACCTTATCATCTGCCTCAACTTTTTCTTGATCCAAGATCTTTTTGAGCCTTTCAAAGAACTTTGCTGCGATTTTTGGTCGGTCTTTGGACTTAATACCAAATTCGACAACGGCACATCGGGAGTGAAGTGGTTCGATGATTTTGTTTTTGTAGTTGCAGGTGAAGATAAATCGGCAGTTACCATAAAATGCCTCAATATTTGCCCGTAAGAGGAGTTGTACATCGTTCCCTGTGTTATCACACTCGTCAATGATGATAACTTTGTGTTTGCCAGTTGCTTGAAGTGATACGGTCGAAGCAAAGTTCTTTGCCTGGTTCCGTACTGTGTCGAGAAATCTTCCCTCATCAGATCCATTAATGACATAAAAATCAACTCCTAATTCATTACATAGTGCTTTGGCAACTGTTGTCTTACCAACCCCAGGAGGTCCGGCAAGTAACAGATTTGGTATTTGTCCTTGATCCACAAAATCCTGAAATGTTTTTTTAATACTTTCAGGAAGAATACAATCTTCAATTTTCTTTGGAGCGTGTTTTTCCACCCACAAGAAGTCATTATTCATAATTTAGATCCACGAAGGTTTTCTATTGGGAAGGCGAAGGTAGTTATCCTTCACCCAAGGTTTGGATGCAATATACATCTTGTAAGCAGTAAAAGTGTCAATGCTGTCGTCAAGTTTATATTCATCGGGCATCGCACGGGCAAATGAGGTAACTTTATCAATCTTACCTTTGGGAAACAAATAGTATGCTTGTAATAAGGTATTATAGCACGAGTGTGTTTTATTATATCGTAAAGTATATTCATCACACAAGTTCATTCCCCACTTGATTAACCAATAGGCATTATCAATAGATCTTGCTGCCCATTGAGTACAGGGGTGATTACGGAAGGCACCTTTCTCTGTCTTGTAGGGGGTTCCATCGGTCTTTGGGAGAGTTCCATAGTTGTGATACCATTTGGAGGCAACTAACGACAATAGCTGACAAGCTTCGAGGGGCATTTTTACTATATGTTTATCTGGAAGTGTGATTGCACTTTCAGCAGGAAATGGGGATGTGACGAAGATATTCATTCAAAAGTAGAATCGGGTTCCATAGGAATATAATAGTTCAAATTATATCTTTCGTTTGTAAATTTTGATAAAAGTTTAGAAGAAAGTACAACATCATAAGATGCAGGAATAATTTTTAAGTTTTCTACCTTAAAATTAAAAGTAAATTCTTTATCAGTTTCTCCAACTACAATTGAATATTCATTCGAAGTAGCATTTCGTTTATCACGAACAACTAAACGAATAACACCTGCTTCACCAATTACAGAAAGATCTTCCAATTGATAAACTGCTGCTGCTTTTTTGATTTTATCGTACTGAGAATGTTCCAACTGAAAGCATACATCCTGTGATGGTAAAGAAATTTCCTTTTCTGGAGGAGACACAATCACCTGAGGATCGGCAAAGAAATATTTTACACGTCTTTTTCCTTCACGAATAACGACATATTTGTCATCCTGAAAATCAAGCTCTGGATCTTCGTGTAAAGAAATGCCATTTAAAAATTGATTAAGGTCATAAATTGCAAAATCTTTAGGAAATTCTTCTTCAACTTTTGCTTCAGCAAGAACTGTCTTCATCACAGACATAGTGCGAAGTTTATTTCCTTTTCTTATAAGAATAGACTGATTGATGGAAGAAAAGTTCTTCAGAATAGCAAGAGTAGTATCAGAAAGTTTCATTGTTGTTCTTAGTTTGATTATTAAAACCAGCAAAGTGGTATAGAAGAACACCATAATGGATAATCTTCAGTGCGTCAAGACGAGACATTCCATCCTTCTTACCAAAACGAGAAGAATACTTGATAAGATTATCACGACAGAAAGGAACACCGTCACCAATCGCATCAATCATATCCAACACCTGAACTTTGGACTTTTCAGATGCGTAGTGTGAGTTATATGTACTCACAATGTAGTCATTTACTGCCTTTAGAGTTTCACCTTCACCAAACTTCCAGAAGTGATCTGAGTTTGGTTGGGATTTTACCTCATAAGAAGTGGGAATAGTATGAGAATTTAAAGAAAGAACATCTGGTGATGCATATGGATTTCCAGTCAAACTAAATCCATCATCTTCCCAGTAGTTATTATAGTTAAAAGAAATGTAATCCTCTCCCATACCACCAAGAAGATGACTTCCGGTAATAGAAGATCCAGCCGATACTGCTGAATAACCTTCGGAAAGAAGACTTTTATAATCGGTTTCAAAATTTTCCTTTTTATCTGGTATCTCTAACATAATTTTTTCAAGTTTTACTCTTCATACTCTATCAAATTTATGCAAAAAAGTCAAGGTGCAATCTTTGAAAATCCTTTAGTTTTTTCAAATCGAATAACTTTATCAAACTTATCAATTAATTCATCTGTCTTATGTGAAATCACAAATACATTAGCATCTTTAATAACATATTTGATAATTTTAGTAAAATAATCTGTTCCCATATTATCAAGAGAACTATCAAATACCTCATCTAAAATCAATAAGTTTGTATTGATTGAATTTTTCATTCTTGCAATTTCTCTCCAGGTAAAAAGAATTGCGAGATTGATTCTCATCTTTTCACCTTCACTAAAACTTTCATATGTAAAATCTTCATGAATAGGAGATTTTATATTCTCTTTAAACTCTTCATCAAGTGTAAAGTTAATATAAAAATCCATCATTTGTAGATACTTATTAATCTGTTGGTTCATTAATGGAAGATACTTTTGAATAATTTTAGTTTTTACTCCACCATCTTTCATTAAAACTTGAGCAAAATCAAAATAACTAACAGTTTCTTTATATTTTGATTTCTTTTTAAAATTATCGTTTTGTTGTTTTTTAAGTTTTTCTAACTTTTCGTGTTCAGTATTTCGA